CGCGACGGTCACGCAACCGAACTCGAGCAGCGCGCTCTGGACGCTGGCGACGTCGCGCTGGTAGCGGGCGGCCTCGTACTCGGTCGCGTACTGGCCGCGGTGCGGGTGATCGCGGCCGGTCATGATCGACCAGGCGTCGAAGCAGAGCTGCGCGCAGTCGCGCACGCCCCACTGGAACGCCTGATCGCGCACGTCGGCCGCCCACGCCATGAGGCGCGCGTCCCAGTCCGGGAGCCTCACGTCTGCCCCCAGGTGATCTGCTTGTTGCCCTCGGCGGTGAACTCGAAGAACTTGTCGCCGGGGAAGTAGAGCTGCGTTTCCTCGTAGTTGGTGTGCCGCCCCGGCCGGCGCTCGAAGTCCGCCCAGTAGTTGGTGGCGGTGACGGTGACGGTGCACGAGTTCGCCAGCGGGTCCTCCTGGATGGTCGGCGCGTCCATGCGGCCGTCGAACACGGCGCGGGCGTAGCTGACGGCGCTGTTGGCGTCCAGGAAGGCGCGGTAGATGACCAGCCGGCGGTCGAGGTAGGTCTCGCCCAGCAGCGCGGCGATGAAGGTCTGGTCGACGCCGGAGAGCGTGACGCTCGCCTCGGAGACGATGACCTGCGCGGACTCGACGATCTCCGAGAGGGCGAGCAGGTGCCCGGCCGGCAGGAAGTCGTTGCCGCCGTAGCTGACGGTGCGGGCGAAGTCGGTGAGGCGCACCGTGCCGCTGGAGAGGAACATCTCGACGAGGTGGCAGGTCTGCACCTGGCCGGCCACGATGGCCGAGAGCACCCCGGCCGGGATGGTGTGCATCAGGGCACCTCGACCAGGCTGACGGCGAGGCTGTGGCGGCCGCCCTCGGTCATGAGGGTGACGAGCTGGTCCTCCGTGCGGGCGACGCGCCAGGCGACGTCGGTGAGGACGAGCGTCGCGCCGACGGTGTCGGTCAGCAGGCCCGGCCAGAAGTACACCGAGGCGCCGCCCGAGCCGTTGGTGGAGACGTCCGCGGTGAGGACGTACACCTTGTCGTGATTGGAGAACTTGAGGTAGTCGCCCGCCTTGGCCCAGCCGGTGACGTTGGGCGAGGCGCCGCTGACGGTGACGGCCGAGGACCCCAGCGCGGAGGTGGCGACGGTGGCGGTGCCGCCCAGCGCGCCCTTGGAGCGCGAGATGCGCGGCGGCACGAAGGAGAACGCCTCGTACTGCCCGCGCTGCGCCACCAGGAACGCCCAGAGCGGGTCGAACTGGGCGCGCGACATGGAGGGCCAGCCGACGTTGAGAAGCCAGCGCTGCCCGCCGCGGGAGCGCGCGAGGCGCTTGAGCGAGTGCGCGGTGGAGACAAGCGTGGGCTGGTAGTCGCGGATCTCCAGCTCCGAGGGCGCCGGGCTGGCCGGCAGGGTGCCGCTCATCCCCGCGCCATCCCGGAGAGGCGCCCGGCGGCGGTGTAGCGCCGGTCGATCACGGCGGCGACGACGCCCTGCAGCGGGCCGGCGATCTGCGCGGCGAGGCCGCGGCTGTCGTACACGCCCGGGGCGCTGATGTTGACGGTGACGTTCATGCCGCCGCCGGCGAGCGCGCCGTTGGGGACGATGCTGCCCGACTGCCCGGGGACGAACAGCTCCGGGCCCTGCTCGCCCACCAGGTAGGCGGTGCCGCCGAACACCGGGCCGCCGCCCGCCTTCTTGCCGCCGAACGCGAAGCTCAGGAGCTGCTCGAAGATGCCGCCCACCGAGCTGCTGCCCCCGCCGCTGAAGATGCCTTCGAGGCCCTTCTCGATCGGGCGGAGGATGGCGATCTTGGTGATGACCTGCGCGATGTCGATGCCGACGTTCTTGATCAGGTCGCCAAAGCCTTTCCACTCGCGGATGGAGTCGCTGATGGCGGAGCTCATGACCAGGCCGAAGTCGCGGGCGAGCTGCTTGGACTCGTCGATCTGGGCGTTGACCTGGCCGATCTCGCCGCGGGCCTGCGCGGCGGCCTGCTGGAGCTTGAAGTAGGCGACGTCGGCGGTCTCCGCGTCCAGGGCGTTGGGGCCCTTCTGCAGCTCGCCCAGGGCGCGCTGCTGGCGCTCGAAGCGGGCGCCCGGGTCGGCAAGGTCTCCGAACTCCTCGCGCAGCCGCAGCGCGGCCTCGTTGCGCTGCTCCTCGGCGGCGGTGATGCGCTTGACGGCCTCCTCGGTCTCCTTCTTGGCGGCGCCGAGCTGCTTCTCGGTCTCGATCTGCGCGGCCACCTGCAGGAGCTGCCGGCGCTGCTCTTCGGTGAGCCGCCCGAACTCGCCCGATGCGATGCGGTTGAAGACCTCGGTGTACTTGTTGCCCTCGTCGGAGGTGCGGGCGAGCTCGCCGCGCAGGCCGGCCAGGGCGCGCTGGAACTCGCTGACCTTGTTGGCGGCGGCCCCCGTGGCGTCGGCGATGACGGGGGCGCGGCCGAGCGGCCGGTCGGTGAGGGAGCGGTCGCGCGCGTCGCGCACGTCGCCCAGCTCGGCGGCGGCGGTGAGCGCGGCCTCGCGCTGCTGGAACTTGAGGAACTCGACCTGCTTGCGCTTGGTGTCGGTGTCGACCTCGAGGATCCGCCGACGCAGGGCGTTGGGGCCGAAGAGGCCCGACCGGGCCAGCTCGCGCTCGTTGTCCTGGATGGCCTTGGTGATGTCGCGGATGTTCTCCGCGGTGTCGGCGAAGGGGTTGATGGTGCTGAAGGTGAGGAACGCGCGGGTGAGGCCGCCCGCGATGCGCGCGCCCTCGAGCATCTCGTTGGAGAGCCGCGTGAGGCCGGGCAGCATGCCGCCGACGATCTCGACCTTGACGCGCTCCACCGCGACGCCGAGGCGGGTCATGTTGTCGTTGAACTGCTCCGCGGCGCGGGCGAAGTCGGTGCCGTACACCGCGCCGAACTGGCGCCCCTCCTCCCGGAGCTGCGACATGCTGTTGAGCAGCGGGATGAGGCTCTCGCCGGAGCGGCCGAAGAGGCGCACGGCGAGCGCGGCCTTCTCCGGGCCGTCGGCGAAGGTGGCGAAGCGCGCGGCGATGTCCTGCAGCACGGCGTCGGTGCCGCGCAGGTTGCCGGAGGAGTCGCGGATCTCGACGCCGATGGCCTTGAAGCTGGCCGCCGCCTCCTTGCCGCCACCGGCCGCGTCGGCCATGTTGACGGCGAGTTTCTTGAGGCTGGTGGAGAGCGCCTCCTGGCTGACGTCGGAGAGCTTGGCGGCGTAGTTGAGCTCGGAGAGCGCCTCGGTGGCGATGCCGGTGCGCTGGGCGAGCTTGTTGAAGCTGTCGGCCTGGTCGATGATGCCCTTGAAGGCCGAGAACACCACGCCGGCACCCGCGAGGCCGGCGAAGGCGGCGGTGATGGCGGAGGCGCTGTCGCGCAGCCGGCCGAAGCTCGCCTCGACGGCGCGGAACGCCTCCGAGGTTTCGTTCCTGCCGCTGATGGCGACGGCGGTCTGAACGTCTGCGGTCATGCATCGGTCCTTCAGGTGGCGGATGAGGCCAGGGCGTCGCGGATGGCCATGAGGCGCACGAGCAGCGCCTCCGCGTCATCCGCGGGGTAGAGGGCGAGCGCCCACGGGAGCCGCTCGGGATACCAGCCGCCGCAGAAGTTCCACACGTCGAGGGCGGCGTCCTCGGCGGGCTCCAGCGCGGGCCGCGCGTTCTGCCAGGCCGACTGCGCGGCCTCGGCGCTCATGCCGAACGCGAGGTAGGGCGCGGCGCCCTCGCGCTGCCACGCGACCCGCGCGGTCAGTTTCCCCGCGTGCCCTCGAGCTGCGACCGGCGCGCGGCGACGCGCTGGCCGAGGTCCAGGTAGAGCTCGTCGGCGAGGCCGCCGGTGTGCTCGTCGAGGAAGAGCTTGCGCGCCTCCTCGCTGAAGGCGACCGGCGCATCGCCCGCGTCGACGTCGAGCATGCGCGCGGGCAGCGCGTCCCACCCGAGGAGGTTGCGCTCCAGGATGAGCCGCGCGGCGACCCGCTCGTCGCCGTCGCCGTCGATGTACGCCTGGCGCATCTCGGCCGGGTCCGGGCGGCGCATCTGGAAGGTGACGCCGCCCACGGCATGGGTGTACAGGCGCGCGGCGTCGATGCGCGCCCGAAGCTCCTTGGCGTCCACCGGATCAGCTCGCGTAGTTCATGCGCCGCTTGATGGAGGAGAGGCCGTAGCGGGTCTTGGCCACGTCGTTCTGCGCCATCGAGAACCCGTCGCCGCCGGTGACGTAGAAGTTGCCGATGACCTTGGGCGTGCCGAAGGTGAAGCGGAAGGTGCGCGCGGCGTTGGCGTCGCTGGCCGCCTTGATGGCGATGTGGCTCGCCAGCGACGGGTCGTACAGCGCGTTGAGGGTGATGTTGGCCGTGTCCGCGAGGCCGAAGACGTACTGCTTCTCGTTGTCGGCCAGCGTGGTCACGTCGATGCGGTTGGGGTTGGCCTGCTCCGCCTCGATGCTCTGCACCTGGCCGATCGTGGTCCAGGCGGTGACCTCGTTGGCGGTGCCGCTGACGAAGGTGCCGAAGTTGGTGGTGTCCAGCCCCTCGAGCTCGAAGGTGTTGGCGGCGACATTGGCCACGCGCACCGCCTGGCCGTCGAGCTCGGTCATGCCGGAGACGCTCTTGAAGACGACCACGTCGCCGTTGGCGAGGCCGTGCGCGGTGCTGGTGGCAACGCCCGGGCTCGCTTTGGTGACGCCGGTGACGGTGAGGTCCGACCCGAGGGTGGACTGCATTTCGATGCGGACGTTCTTGCCTTGCAGGATGGCCATTGCGGGGCTCCTCTGGAAAAAGAAAAGCCCCTCGCGGGGCTGTCGGGGGCTGCGGGCGCGAGCGGCCGGCTACAGCGGCAGCCAGGGCTCGTGTTCGTAGATGACGTAGGTGATGCGGTAGGTCAGGGTCACGGCGCCGATGGGCTGGTCGCCGTCCACCATCTCGATCGCGGTGTCCGCGAGGTCGGAGTCGTTGGCGAGCCCGCCGACGAGCTGGTCGTCGGAGAGCACGGTCTCGACCGCGAGGGCGAGGTTGTCCAGCGCCTCGTCCAGGTCGTCGGCGGCGCGGGCCACGGCCTGCACGCCGATCTCGAGCGCGCGCACCTGGAGCTGCGGCTCGCCCAGCGTGGTCTCGATGACCTGGTCGCCCTGGGTGTACACGACGATGCCGGGAAACTCGCCGGCGGCGATGGGGTACACGCGCGCGGCGTACACGCGGCCCGCGACGGCGGGGACGCCGATCTTGAGCGCGGCGACGTACTGGTCGCGGATCTGCTCGCGCACGTGGCGGCGCACGAACGACTGCGCAACCGTGGTGTTCTGCCCCCGCGCGGCGGTGGTGCCGGCCACGCTGGTGAGCACGCGGTTGCCGACGGTGGTGGTGTTCTGCCCCCGCGCGCGGCCCCGCGCGGCGATGCCGTTGCGGGCGGCCTTGGCGGTGCCGATCGCACCCAGCGGGCCCAGGCGCGCCGCGACGGTGGCGGAGACGCCCGAGGCGAGCGCGGTGATGCCGACGGCACGCGGGCCCAGCGTGGCCGCGACGGCGGTGGCGATGCCCTTGGCCGTCACGTTGGCACCCAGCCCCTGCAGC